TCTAGCCACAGTAGTCAAGCATGGCTTAAAGCGTGCTAAGTGGGCTGGGCTCCCGCTCTATAAGGTAATACTAACAGCCCAGGCTGTACTTATAGAGCTTTAACCCCAAAGGTATGTACTGGTTCGGCCTGTTCGGCCTCCGCCCAGCGTGCTCAGTCGGCTCGCCAGCCTCCCTCGTGTATCTGGAAGTGAATTAGATTAGATCATTTATTGCAGAAACAGTGTCAGTAGCAACATCAACTACATTCATAAACTTCTCGTACGAAGGAGGTTTCAAATCATTTGTAGAAACAGCACCCGCATTAGGTTGAGATACAATCGTAGGAGCAATTCTAATAACCTTCATCATCTTTGCAGGGATAAGACCATTGCCCAAATGAAATGTTCTAACAACAGTGCCCGACACTTTACTAGGAGCAGTAGTTGGACAACTAATATTATTAGTAACATTAGCATTAATCAAAGAACTCTGAACAAACATCTCAGTGAAAATAGTACTAGGTCCAAACCTTTCCAATTGATCATCCCACTTGGAAAACTGGTACATCTTACAAATATTTAAGTACGCGTGCACGTCAATCTCATCACCAGGCTGCAACGCAAAAGATTTCATATGTAAAACCTTAAACCTATGTTTCGAACAATCTCCGACCAACGGAACACCAGGCATTAAATTAAACTGGGTCTTTGTTGTACAAACAGCACCACTACCAGGACTCGACAACTCCTTATTCTGATTATAACCATTACTTTGGGTAACATCCGTACTAGTGTTAATTGTAGGGTAACCAACCAATATACCTGCACTAGCAACAGTGTTTGCTTGTGTCGCTGCAGTAGCCTGAGAAGACTGTGCAGCCACAAGGTCATTAATATGTGCATCAATTGGGGAATCTTCAGTATATTTCTTTGACCGTTTCCAGGTTAAGGTTACCACACAAGCAACTGGCCCGAAATTTCGGAGTTTGATTTTTTCATTAATACCCTTAACCCAACAAAACCAATCAGAAGGATTTGAAACTGTGGGAAAAATACCACCTGAACCCGTTGTATCACCAGTTTGAACAGCATTAGGTTGGAAATACATCAATGGATTATTAATCGAATCAATGTAATAGGGAAGACCATTATCAATCTTCGCATCAAAAAATTGAGCCCTACTTAGGTTTACGTCAATCAAAGCGTAAGTGTCCTTACCCTCTCTCCCAGTAACAAAAAAGGTAGAATGTTGAATATACTTGAAATGACTTGCTTCGTAATGGCATTTACCACCTTTACTCTTCCCATGCACATGAATAACACAAGAATACTGCCCCAAATCATTATGCTGTTCCCCAGTAACAAACTCTTCTTTGGTATCCTTCGCGCGACTAACTGCTTTCTTTCTCCGTTGCTCAAACTTATGCTTCAAACGTTTACGCAACTCAATTTTAGAAGCAGCATGCTTTCTCTTTTGATTTGGAGGTTTTACAAATACACCATTTCGGGTCATAGATCACTTTATTTTTTATTTGTATAGAATCGTCGACTAGAAATCGGTTTAAGTCGTTTTACATAACTTCTTACCTTATCACGCAACTCTCTTGGGAGGAGGTTGATATTATGGAATAAAGCAAGTGCGTGATTGCTACTGCCCATCCCGTCATGGGAGACAGCAAAACCGTGCTTATTCCCGCTATAAGACCTTCTAATTTTGAAGGGGACTGGATGCTGTTTCTCTCCTCGTCTTCGCTGATACTCACGTTGGAGTTTGTTGTTCGAAACCGCTCGGTCAATTTTTTTTCGAAAGTATTTTCGTAATCTGGCTGCATAAGGCATTTTATTTTTAATTTTTAAACTCTTCTATTTTTAAACGACGGAAAAGAGCAGCAACAGTGGCAGGATCAGCGTCAGGATACCAGAATTCGGGGGCCAAGTTACTTGTCAACCAAATCTTAGTAGCTACCAGACAGGCACTTGATCCTTTAACCTCCACAATGACTGGGTAACGATCGAACCACCGGAGTAAATTGGCGATGTCGATAACACCTCGAAATTCATCAATGATAACGTGCTTTTGACTTTGATATCCGTCCCAAAACTTTGTTCTTGGATCTTTAGGGTAAGCGTGCAACCCTGCTTCGTCCCAGGCGCGCCTAGACTTTCCAGTTCCAGTAGGTCCCCAGAAAACATATACTTCTCTAATCGTCGCAACAGGTTTGAGATAGTCGACTTTAATTTTCTTGAGGGCAGAATAATGAGGTACCAAGATGGATGCAGGTATGGATTCGAGGTCTCCCGCTTTGGCCAAGTCAAAGACAGTCTGCCAATCTTTAGCCTCATTTCTGCGAACAGGGAGCACTCCAAGTTCGAATCTTGTTCCAGCAACCGAGGTTTCTTCTTTCCACACGTACAATAAGCAATGTTCTCTGGACTTAACGGATTCCGAGTGATGGTTTCCAAAGATACCCCTAACTGCGGCAAGTCGTACAGATCGCTTGAAGAGAACATAGAGTTGCCAGTGTTCAAATCCGGAGGCGCCAATCTCCAATTGACCTCGGATGTAGCTGCAGGCGTCGGGCAAGGCGTCTGTGGAAGAGAAGGAGAGCTTGGGTATCGTAAGGGTCCACTGTCTAGATTGAATTCCGACCATTCCATCTGTCAGTGAAAGCTGCAGTAATGGATATAGTTTAGTGATCTATATCGTTTTCAGCTTCCTTTATATAGTCTTGCTTACGTAAGCTGCTTTTAAAAAGCAGTGACTTTTTTGTGACTTTTTCGTGATGGCTTTTGATCTAGCCACAGTAGTCAAGCATGGCTTAAAGCGTGCTAAGTGGGCTGGGCTCCCG